CGTTCTGCTCGTTCTTCAGACATGTTACTCCTGTGATAGAATGTAAACTCTTATCACCTGGCGTAAATGTCACTTCAGCGTGTTTTGCATACCACTTTCAGTTCGTCATGGCAAACTAATCTGAGAACGCATCTTACCTCTTACAGAATTCACACTCATACACTTCTTTTGCGTCTGGATTACACTCTCGACACGTCAATCGTTGATGCTTTGCGCACCAATCAGACGCTGATGGTAGACATACATCTGTGATGAAACGGCACTCATCTTCCGAATCGTGTGCATCATTCTCGGCAAGGTTCTGTTCTGGGGTCACGTCTGGATAACGATGCATGAGCTTGTGGGCTCGGGTGCAGAAGATACAATTTCGTCTGCTATGATGTTTGCCTTTGATGACCGGTCCACTCATCGCCAGGGTCCTACACTTCGAGCAGCTTTAAAGAATGCAATGATACACGTTGTCTCAATGACTAACGTCACGATGAGTGCAATTTCATGCCAGCTCACTGATCCATTCCTTTGATTCCTGTCCCCATACACGTTCTGCAGATATGATCAAAACTATGATGTGATGGAGCACAGACTTCACCCGCACCATTACATTCAGGACACTCAATGCGTTCAACAGGAACACACAACCGTCCTGGTTTACAGAGTGGCGTCACCTTTGTCTCGCATGGACAACCACAAATTCTACAAACACGCTTCGTGCTATTCATAGATCACCCAGTTCAATATCGTCAGCAATGCACTCTAGCACCGCGCGGTCATTGGCTGTCAACGTTGGAATTTTGATCTTCTCACGCAGTGCAGTGGCGATTCGATTTCGTTCTTCTTGTCTGGTCTTTGACATGAGACGCTTCCATTCACAATCTATTTGTGGCATTGAACTGTCATTCGGCAACATCAGAGTCACTGCCCAATCACTCCACCACCATTGACTAAATCGTTCTGTCACGTCACTGTATTTGCTAACTGTGAGAGCCACAGCCTCTCGAGTGGGTCCGTCAAAGTTCGAGTCCACGAACTTCAAGAATTCACTCGCTCCTCCGTGTTTCAACCACCTGTCACGATAACCATCCGCGAGCAAACGAAGACGGTTCACGGTGCGAACTTGTCGAGAAATGGTGCGCTGCAATCCATAAATCCACCCACATCGACACTCATTGACACAACGATTACACGCCGCGAGCTCGCTCATTTGATCCACACTTTCTCTAGCATCGTGTATGCTTCTTCGGCGGCAGCAAAAATCATCACACTCTCTTTTGGAGTGTATTTCACGTTTGTCTCTGGGTGAGAAGCCAGTTCATCTGTACAATCGATTGTTCGGCGCATTTCATCTACAAGAGTCATACGTGCAAGTCGCTTGGCTTCACGTTTTGTCACAGTTCACCGCGCTCGATGGCCTTCGCTGCCTTGTAATTGCAGGCACACATATCGTGTAACCCAAGCAACGCCGCAACAATTCGTTTACGTTCTTTCGCGGCGCCGTGTAGTTCATGTTGGTGACCCCATTTTGCGGTCTCAATGTGAATGGCCAACACCTTCTTCCACTTTACATAGTAACCGTCGGCCAACGCTCGAAGCCGATTGATCTTGCGTGACTGAGAGATGAGTTTTTGATTCGCGGCGATGGGAACAGAATCAATAGCAGATCCTCCGCAACGTTCACAGTCTTCGCGACAATGACAAAACTCTTGATCAGCATTCACACACAAACCGTAGATTTCCCAATCATTCATTCATATCACCAACGTGCTTTCGAAATCATAGCAGGTCCGGTCAAGGTATAGACAATCGCGTCAGTACGCATGCCATGCGCTCGCTTTTCTTCGAGTGTTGCCGGTCGAACGTCTCCACGTTCTTCCAATTCATCAAACATCTGTTGTGTCCTCGCCAGGCTCCAACCTACATCTAGTGAGATTATTCCCAAATAAACAGGCCTAGCCATCCTATGCATGATGCTCAAGATTATTTCTAGGACTGCTGGTTGGTACTTCCGGCTGTCGCGAAGCTTATTTGTCGTCATGGTGTTTGCCTCAATTGAAAAGTGCATGCGAAGAAGCCTCTCGACCAATTGTAACCAACCGGTGAGAGGCTTACATGTCCAAGATCATCGATGAAGTCGGTGACAGGTGACAAATCATTGATGCCCAGACGACATAACTATGTCGCAGGACAGTATTGCCACAGTGAATTTGAGCAGCCCCAAATGGGAACAACGCCGGCGTCAATTGCCGCTTGCTTCTGCGTCACTCCGAGTGCTGAATTTGCGCGGACACTGAACCTATCGTAACGATGAACAAAGTCTGTCCACCAGAATCTTGGACCAGTGCTTTGTTTCAACAATTGCCACCCTGCGTTCTGATATCCTGAACCCATACCAACACGACCGTCAACATATGTGATCAAACCCAACCTTCCAAATTGTGTCGCATATTTCAATGCGTGTTTTGAAAGCTTTCCCAACCACCCAGAAATTGACACGTCCATTTTGCAACACGATCTACCTACTTCGTAGTAGTCTTTGTATTGTCTGTGAAAAGCAGTTCGCAATGTCATCGCAGCTAACAGTTCATCTTCGTGATACAAGCCAAAAACGACAACGGATTTGACGTATCCTTCAAGATGATTTTCATCAAAGAATTTTCTGGCGATAGGAGATGGAACTTCACGGAGTTGCAATTTTCTAGCGTAGAATCGACTTGTCGTTTTACCTAGACGATGACGAATCATGCATTGGATAAGTTCACGTTTATCCCTCCATTCATCTTCATAGATGCTAAACAGTGAGATTCCTGCATTCGTACAAGCATCTAATTTCTTTAGACAGTGCTTCTCAGGATCTGAATGTGTCGCGGCACTGTGCCAATACAGACCATTGTATTCGATCGCCAACTTACGAGAAGGCACGTACACATCAAGTTCTTTAGGCGAAATCGCACTCCTGTCACCAGACAATGTCTCAAGTCCCAAGCTGTTGACAAAATCAAATATTTCTCGCTCTGCGACTGAACTCTTGGGACAACAAGTAAAGCAAATTGGAGATTCTTCCAACATTGCTAGACTCTTTGCCTGTTCAGTTTGACAAGCGTTGCATCTGAAAACTAACCGAGCGACTCTACGTGTCGTGTAATCTTCGAGAGAAGAAACGAGTGTAAATGTGCTAGAAAATGCCGACACCCTTGCTTGCAATTCTTCAAGTTTGATGCGACGACCTGCGTTGGGTAGATCGTATCGTGAACTTATCTTGGTTGCGATATCAGCAACTTTTTCACTCGTCGCCTTAGTCAAGCCTCGATTCCATATGATCAACGATCCTTTTGTGTGTTGATCACGTTTAGTACGACTCAACTTTTCAGCAACTTGTCGAGCTTTGTCTGGATTGTTTACACGCCAGTCGACAATAGAACCAGATGCGTGCCCATCACAAAGCGACTTAGATATCGCTGCTGACGCCTTCGCAATTCTCTCGTCAGTGTCTTTTGTGAGGCCTTTGTTCCATGCAACGATGCGACCGGTCTTGAGACCGTCAATTCGCTTTGAAATAAATTCTTTCTGCCTCGTTGCGTCAAGGTAGACAGAATCGATTCTAGCATTGTGACCACGAGCGTATTTGCTAGTGAAGCCCTTCTTCCAACCTGACCATGACATCTTCACATTACATTCGTTAGAACACTGGCACGTAGGATGAATTCCTTCATGATGAATGTCTAAAAATGATTGGAGTTGTTGCTCTAACGAGAGTTCATGACAACGCACAAGATGATCAACAAACTTTGTCTCTTGTCCAAAGTTTGCGTGACAGTGCATGCACTTTAAACGACTGTAAGCCACCATACATTGTATCGTAGCTTACTGAAGTTGTATAACCCAGTTGGAGGATTAGTTGCTCAGAATTGTAGCACGGCGTTGTCGAACCTGAGCGTGAGACTGATCTCAGCGACAGCTCCTTCTTCGTAGCTTAGCTCGCCGAAATTAACTTCTGTGATGAATGCACCTTTTACATCCCAGAGTTCGATAACGGTACCGACTGGATCCAACATCTTGAGTTGGATGTCACGCTTGTAGAAGTCAGCGTAACCTGAACGACCAGACACCGACTCGTAGTGCAATCGCACCCACTCCATGACCTGTTGAGCGCCTGAAGGGGCGATCGGATCATGGAGCGTCACTGGAATTGTGTTGAAGGTCGTCTTACCCGCAAGGTATCGGGTCGCATTAATGAACGGTACCACGACTTCTTCTGTCGTGACCGTCGGTCGTGCGGCGGTTTTGATGATGTAGGCGTCGATTCCTTCGATCATCAGCACCCAGCGATTCTTTCGCTTGGGTTCAAATTTGTTTGGTAGCATCGACGTTACGTCGAGTGTTTCAGCCATGGTAGTCTCCTGTCACCGGATAGTCGTAAGTATTCATCAACGTCATTCTTATCTCCGTCGACGGAAACCTTCGGCATGTGCCTCTAGGCTACCACCAGCCGCCAACTTTTTCAGTTGGGCAATGTACTTGCGAAATTCAGCCACCTTGTTGAACAAATCGCTGTGCAAACCAGCAATGATAGCTCGAGCTGGTCCTTGAGGGGCGATCTCATGGGCCTTTTCAATCTTTTTGTTGGTAGCACCTAGGTCAGACAGCACTGAGTCCAAAATTGAACCAAATTCAGAATTTTCACCCAGCAACTCCTGGATCGCAGCTGCGTATTCACGCTCTTCTTTGATAAGTTTTTTGAGTTGTCCTACTGTGATTCTCATGTTCAGCTACCTAGTCCTTTTTTCGCAGATGTAGCATACTGGATGACCCGATCGATCCATCGCAATGCTTCTTTCGTGTTTCCTTGGCCCGCGTCAAGAATTGCTTTCACCTTCCCAGCGGCGTCAGCCATCATGTTGCAGTCTGTCTTGAACGCCTTGAGATTGGGCAAACCTGACTTTGGCTTAGGAGCCGCGATCGGCCTGTCGCCGACAGACGGGTGAAAGCCCGGGGGCATCAGGTCCTCACTCAGAATTTCATTGATCAGTGACCTGATATCACTTTCATTGAGCTTGATGGCTTTTTTCATGATGGTCTGTGGGTCTTCTAGGGGCTGTCAGCTTCAGCCTTGCTGGTTCAGATTATTAGTGACAACGAAGTCGAGCGAGACGAATTCGATCGTCTTGGTCGGCTGGACGAAGATCTTACCGCGAATGGTGTTATTCTCAACGTCTTGTTGGCTGGTCGTCGAAGAATCGATGACAACCTTGAAACGTTCCAATCCCGCAAGGGCTTGAATTCGCTGCAATCGAGGAGTGACTGACGCAGAGAACTTTGCCAGCGTGACGTCTCGGTTTTGTTCGAAGATGATGCTCATCGCAACGTCTCGAACTTGTCGACGAATTTCAATCAAAAGTCGACGAACATTGACTCGATCAAGTGCGCTAGCTGAAGCCTGAAGCGTCTTTTGACCCCAGACAACTACACCACCCTTTGGATTCGTTCCCCCTTGTGCATTACCCGGGAAAGCGACCAGAGGATTGATGTTTGCATCGTACAGCGTGTCCATGTTAGGCTTGGACAGCTTGACCTTTGCTTCAAGCGTAGTCTGCAGAGCGCCACGAGTGAAACCAGCAGGAGCAAACCATGGATGACCAACTGCATCATTCAAAGCAAGCGCGCCTAGGACGACAACTGATGGAGGAACGATGACGTTTGTCTTCGTGGTAGGATCTGGAATGACAACATCCGGGAAATACGCTGCTGCAAAGCTGGTATCAAGTGCACGACTCTTGAAGTTGAGTGTGGTCTGAGTTACCGAAGGCAGATCTTGAGGATTGTTGATGACATTTCCTTCATCATCCAATTGCTCGATGTCCATCAAAAACAGTGCATCGAAACGTTCCTGAACTGAATTGACAGCGTAGTCAGTAACGATTGGGTGTCGAATTCCTGGAATTGCGAGCAACTGGAGGTCTGTGTTCGTCACCTCTCCCATGATCTGCAATGCTTTGTTGTATGCAGAAACCGAAGCGCCTTCATTGGCATTACGATTGGTAGCATTCATGTCAGCTTCAACAGCTGCGCTGTTGATCTTGGATTCATCCGTATCAAAGATGTTGGTGCCGTCAAATCCACCCTGAACAAAGAATGTCCATTTTAGGAAGCGACGATTTGCTTGTGTAAAGTCATCCACTGATAGTGCACGAGTCTTTGCAGATGCGTCAGCAGTGATGTTTCCATCACGAACGTAAGTAGCATTGACCCACTGGTTAGAGTCAGCCAGCGTGTTAGAGCCGGTGACCACCTTGACATTCATCAATGAGAATGAATTCAGATTGAACAGATCACTATCGATAACACCGTTGGCGGTGGTCGATGGTGTTCCTGCGTTATCTCCCAGAGCAAAATTCTGAATGTCTATGCGGTGAGCTGGGAAATGCTTGGCAAAGGCCTGCAATGAATTATTGTGCTGCGTCGACAGATTTGGCGTCGACAGACTGGTGACGTGCTCAAATTGAGCGCCCCAGTACAGCAATGGATTCACTTGCAACTTTGCGCCGGTTCCCTGAGTGATATTAGAACGTAGAGGAAGAGGCGGTTGCTTGACACGATCCCAAACTGTTGAGTCTGTCAATACTGAACTGGTGACGTGTGATAGCGGCGCCGTACCGTTGGTTGCTAGGTGATAAACACCGCGGACGCCAACAGGCAGAGCACTCGGATCAACTTCGCCACTGTCAACCGCAGGATCAACTTCGATTCGAATGTAGTTAGACTGATTTGGATAATTGCCATCAATGACAAGTTTTTGAGCCGTGGGTGCACGGTCAAAGTCAAAGAATGCATTCTGATCACCAATGACTTTCGCAATATAGCGATCATCGCTTGGGTTCAATGTCAATCCTCTCCACTGTTCGAGGTAAACAGGAGTTCCGTCGACGTCATCCCAATCACGAACGACTAGGTCGAATGTCGGATAGAGATTTGCTGGGTCTGTCGATAGAACGATGTTCTCGATAGAGAGTTTGTAAAGTGTGGATACGTCTTTACCGTCGTCCAGCGCATGAACCTTGAAAAGGTTTTGTGCACGACCACCAAATTTTTGACTGATGACCCATGGGCTCTTAGCATGAGTGAAGCGATCTTTGAAGTCTTCAAAGTTTGCAACAGTTGAACTACCAACGTTGCGTCCCAAAGAAGCCGTGACCAAGAAGGCTGAAAGTTCTTTACCTGGGCTATAGCTGCCAGAACTTCCCGCGGTTGAACCACCTGCTCCAAATGCAGTACCCAAGATACCAGTACCGGTGACCACTGCAGTTGCGGGATGAATATCCCAACCTGCATAGACATAGTGACCGGTTTGCTGAAGTTTCAGAGGATCGGTGTTGAGAACATTCTTGAAGTAGTTCGGAGACGTCATATCGAACGAAGCCGTGATGACGTTCGGATATAGAGAATCTCTTCCTTGATGACCATTTAGCAACAACACGAAATCTTGCTTAGCCAAACTGCCTTGGAAGAGAACCACGGAGCCCAACATCGATCCGTTGCTGTCGCTTCCCAATCCAGTGGATGTAGGAGCAACGCTTGGAGCCGCAGTAGATGATAGCGTCAAAACAACTCCCGACGCGGCCATTATGACACCGCGGAGAACTGGTTGCGCATTTGATCCACTCATTAGGCCGGCGTCTGTAAAGAGCGTCGAACCCGCAGACTGCGACATAAAGCAACCCAAGAAGTAAGTTCGACCCGTAGGTGAAGCACCTTGACCGGCAGAACCTGTTGGATTAGCATATGGATTTGAAGTCAAACTACCAGCGAGATCAACACTAGGTTGCTGCTCGCCAACAATGAAACCACCTTCATTGACGATACCCGTTGAAGTATTACGGGCCTTTCCATCACCGACTCCGAGAACGCGAAGATAAGTTAGTGCCTGCGCATTACGCAACCACTCGGATACCGCTAGCGGCCCAAACTTTTCTCCATCGGTCGGACCGAACTTTGCCTCAAAGTCAGACATTAGACCGACCGTGATCGGAACGAAAGCCGGACCTTTCAACGCGGTACCCACAACACCTGCAGGAACACCAACTGGTGCCTGCGCTACAGGTCCTGAGAGATCAATCTCCCTTGCCGAAACACCTGCTGCTCCAAATTTAAGCTGCGCCATGCTTATTCTGCCTCGTGTCTAACTATTCTGTCGTCGACGCTTTCACGTAGACATGAAGTTATCATCAAATGAACTGAACTCCGGAGTTCGTTATGATGAAATCAACTGCAATGAATTCAATGACTCTGGTCGGAACAACTACGATACGACCGTTGAGACGATTTTGATCAATGTCAGTTTGTGTATTGTTTGTCTCGTTACAGACAACCTGGAAGGCTTCGATGCCCGCCTGTGCCTGAATGAGACCGAGTTGAAGAACGGCTTCCGCAACAAATTTATTGCGAATATCCGGTGTGTTCTGTTCAAATTCCAATTTAAGAGCGATTGAAGAAATGATACGCTTGACTTCAAGTAGAAGACGGCGCACGTTGACCCTGTCGAGTGCTGAGTTTTTAATCTGTAGGGTCTTCTGTCCAAAGATGACGAAGCCCTGTCGAGGGAACGTCGCAATCGGATTGATACGGCTATCGTACAGACGGTCTCTGTCACGTGAGCTGAGGCGTACTTCGACATTGTTGACAAAGTCAAGAGCCGCTCGATTGAAACCAGCAGGAGCAAACCATGGATATCCTACTCGATCATTGAAACCGAGGGCACCAAGAGCTGCAATTGATGCCGGAACTTTGACACGACGTTTGTTCGTTGCGTCATCAATGTATACGTCAGGGAAGTACGTACCGACATAGTTGTTGTCGATTGCACGTGTATCCATGGCCGTTGCTGTCTGGTCAACGTCTGGTCGAGTCAGTGATCCTGCTGAGCCAGTTGTATCATCAAACAAACGTGTGCCAGTATCATCATACTTTGCTACGTCCATGATGTAGTAAGCAAGACCGTAGTTTCTGACCATTTGACCAGCATAATCAGTGATGAAAGGCTCACGAATGCCAGGAATAACCAGCATGTTGTGATTGACTTGCATCGGATCGGTCATGATGTTGATGGCCGACATGTAAGATGCCACTGTCGCATTCGCCTGACCCGCTCCGCTTTGTGCAGAAGAGAATCCTTGAGGAATAAACGATGACTCAGCTTGACCGCCTAGGTCAAAGCTTGTTGCCTTATCATTCATACGACGAGAATTAGGATCAAGAATATTGACGCCATCAAAACCACCAGCCATGAAGGTGGTGAATTTGAGATATGGTCCAAATCGATTGAACGATGCGGCCGTTCCTCTTCCGAGGATTGATGCAAACGTTACACGATTGCCCAAAACTGTGTCAGAAATAGTGTACTGACTGCTGTCAATACGACCATTGCGGATGTATGCTGCTTCACGCATGTGAGCATCAATTGAACCGGTTAGATCACTTAAGCTCGTGTTGGAGAAGGCGACCTTGGCCAACGTAAACTTATTGTTGTTCAACGTATCTGCCGATGAACCGGTAACTAACACATCAAGCTTTTCAATGCCTTGGAACTTGGTGTATGCACCAAGCAATTCATTTTGCAAAGTTTGAAGATTAGGATCTGAACCCAAGTTGTTTCGCTCAAACTTGACGCCCCAATAGTAAACAGGAACAGAGAGTTCAGTGACGCCCGGCTCTCCAAACCAAAGCGAACTATCACGTTCACCTTTGGTTACTTTTGTTCGAAGAGGAACCGGAGGTACGATTGCGCCGCTCAGTGATTGTGCTGAACCCGTGAGGATACCGGCAATACGAATCACTGTTCCAGTTTGAGCAGTGTCAGTCAGACTGTCATTGGTCTTCAATACCGAAGCGCCGCGGAAACCAAAGGGCAAACACTGTTGAGGAACGAGTCCAGAATCAACTTTTGGATTCATAACAACTCGAACTAGTGCCGAATTGTTTTGATACTTGCCAGCTGCGACAATGCGTCGCTCATTTGGATCAGTTGAGTCAAAGTTGAAATAAACTTTTCTGTCACCGATGACTTTAGCGACATAGTTTTCGTTCGTCGGATCAAGACTACAGTTGTTGAACTGCTCTAGAACTTTTGGACTGATGTCATTGTCGTTCCAGTCGCGAACCTGAACTGAGAATGTTCCATATGGATTTGCGGGATCAAGTGATGCCTTGATGTTGCTGATAGAAATCTTGTACAGCTTGTTTGCGTACTCACCATCATCAAGAGCTTCGATCGCAAAAAGATCATACTCAGTAGTACCAAAAGGTTGACTGATAAAGAACGTTGTCTTAGGCGTCTTGTACCTGGTGTCAAATGCGCCGAAGGCTGAACGATACTTTAGGCTAGCGTCGCCAGATGAAGGACTGACGTTATGCGAACCCGATAGAACGCCAACAGTCAAACTTGCAGCTGATGCCAACTCTGCGTCAACAGCAAAATCTGTATAGAGAAGATGTTGTGCGGCGTAGAATTTATCCGGATCAGTGTTGAGAACTTTGCCAAAATAATTGGTGGCGCTCGGATCCAAAGAAGCAGTGAAAATTCTAACGCCGGCATTACTGTCAGTGTTGAAAAAGCTATTGCCGCGTGAAGAAGAAATGATAAGTTTGAAATTACCAGCAGAGTCAGCAAGACCGTGATCTGGCAATTGCGCAATTCCAGACGTCAATGAACGATTATGATCAGTGACCTGCAAGCGTGCACCCGAAGCCATGAGGACAACTCCTCTGACAAGGCGAACAGTGCTGCCATTGAATGAATCATTGTCTGTGAAATCAGCCTGACCGAATGCTTCACTCGTCTGCTTTGCGTGCTGGGCAACGATGAACTGAACGCCGCCCAAGGAGCCAGTCGCACCTACAGATGATTGAGTTACACCAGGAAGACTAAATCCTGCATTCAGAACACGACCTTGTTGTTGGGTCGTCTGCATGTGGGTGACAGTGCTGTTCGAACCAGCACCCAAGATTCTCATAAACGTTAGCGCTTGGCGATTTGCTAAGAACGCATTTGCGGCATAAGGTCCAAATCGCTTGGGATCAAGATTACCAAACGTGGCCACAAACTGGTCAAAGTTGCCAACCGTGACTGGAACGAAGGCCGGGCCTCGATTTGCTGTGCCGATGACGCCAGCCGGAACACCAACAGGCCCTTGAGGCGCGGGTGCTGACTGATCAATCTCACGATCAAAGAAATTTGGCGACCTGAAAGTCTGTTCGGGCATTACAGTACTCCTACTTGCGATGAATCGCAGACATAAGTAGGCTACGTATAGGGAAGGTACCTACGACAAATTGTCTTCACGTCAGTGACCGCGTTATTAACGAAAATTGAGGCACTCACGTAATCTGTGCATTACTTGACGACGCCAAATGTAATGCCGCCAAGATCAAAGTCTGTTGAAAACACCATCTCACCCGTTGTTGGGTTGGTGTTCTTAACTTTAACGTAACGTGTCACAGTCTGGCCTGAATTGTCTATGCCAGTAATAGTGATGTATCTACCAGGCTTGATGCCTCGAGGAAAATTTTTCATCGCTGGATCGTGTGGATTTGCTTCACTGTCACGTGGATATAATCTCGTGTCATCAGTTCGACGTTGATCTTGACGTCTACTCAATTTTGAATCATTAGCGTTCAATGGCAACGTAGGATCATCAGATCCCAAGAAAGGATCCATGATTGATTCATCTGAGCCTCCAGTACTGACATCATCACCTCCGACTTGAAGTGAAAAATCAATCGATGGAGATGAAACATAACGCTTTAAAGGTACTGGCGCGCCTGGGACCCTAGACGCAAAAATGTACCCGGGAACACTCATAGTGAATTTGTACTTGACAACTCTCTCAGATTGAGAAAAATCATCAGTGTTAGTGTCAGCAGTGTACGTATTTGAATCTACAGTCGCGACGAACCAATAACCTTTCGCCGTATCAAGTCGCCAGGAATTTCCTTGAGGAAGCTGAGATGCAATGAGTTGCTCTAACAACTGGGTCATCTGAGACGTATACTGCGTCCAGAGCGTGAATTCATACACAGCAGTAAAGAACTGAGGAGCTGGCACAACAATCGTCTCGAAGATATTGTTGTCGAGATTGGAGAGCATATTGAATGCCTGGTACTCATAGTTTGCAACTAGAGTGTTGTTGACCAGATTTTGATAATTTCTATCTGTCTTGTCAAGTCGACGATGAATGACAATCTCACCTGTCTGTTGATTGATTCCTCGACCTGCGATATCTTTGTCAGAAGATTGCATGATCGTAGTTCGAACACAAGTAATCAACGGCAAGATCAACGAATTGTTTCTATCACGCAAAGCTCGAAGTTTCTTATTGAGTGCCCACTTCTCCCCAGCGAAAAAGATAACAGGCGGACGTTTCAAGCTTTCATTGCTGTTGATAGCAAATGGAATTTCTTCATTGAAAAGCTTGAACAAAGCTGCATCAACATCTTCAATTCCAACAGCCGGAATTGTCAAATCATCGGGAGTCGACTGACTTTGGTAGCCTGACGGAAGTCCTGGTACATTAAAACGTGATTGTGACTTGGCGTTATAACGAGTTGCCATCGATCATTCACTTTCATCAAAAAACGCTGAGGCACCTGAATGTTCAGTGTCACCTCGTGGAGAGACTTCTTTTGCTCCCGTAATGGGTTTGTCAAGCACGGTTTCGACTTGTAGATTTCTAACGTCGCCAGTAGGACCATCAGCATTGGACTCTTGTCCACGTTGCTGATGAAATGTCGTTTGAACTGCATCAGATTCTGGTCTGCTGATATCGGTCGGTCCGATGACCTTTGCTTGAAATTGTGAATCGCGTGACTTGATTCCAGTCAACTTGATGCCATCTTTGTGCTCTGGCAAACCATAGATGTTCCGCATTATGACTTGATCAGTGACTTCATAAAAAATGTCACTAAAAGAAAAGTGATCACCGATTTGAACATCAATTCCTTTATCGACAAGGTCTCGATAGTGCAAGAAAACTTCAAGTTTGTACTGTTGATCGACACCAAATTGGCTAATCTTAGTTTCCTGTTGAAAATGTGCATCAACTAACGCATCAAGTGCGATTGGTGCATCAAAAACCTTCACAGAAGATTCATTATAGACCCCATCAACTTTTGTCTTGTTTTCATTGATGGGGTAGTAGTAAATTTTTTGCCCGACAACGTCCTTGATCAACTCTTTAGTGATGTCACTGATGAAGTTCAATTCGCGTGGAGTGATGAAGAGTCGGCTCATAGTTCAACCAAAAATGATAGCTTTAGGCATTGGAACTAAGCGCAACTGTTTGAGCATGTTCTCTGCAATGGACGTCTGTGATTCAATCAATTTTTCATGTGTCAACTTATCTAGGAATTCCTTCAGATTGGTCAACAATTTTTCTTTGTCCTCACGTGCTTCACTGCGTAATGAATCACCGTTTAACTTCAAATCAGCATTAGGAATTGGAATGGTGTCAAACTTGCTACGGACAATTCCCAACAGTTCTTTGCACAAGGCAAAATAGTATTGCCTGATCCACTGACGCCCTGGTTGGGAAATTGTGCTGTAGGGTAAGATGCTAAACGGTACGTTTTCAGGACCTGAAATACCAAAGATTGAATCATCTTGATACGCCGGATCAAATGGATTATGAGGACCTGCTACCTTAACGTAAAGTCTTCCTGGCGTGTTGATGGAGTTGTAGTTCGTTGGAATTGGAAAAATTCGTAAGTTACTTCCGATGATTTGGTAACTGTAGTTGGACCTTCGTACACGAAAGGCTTCCTTCAACATACCACGACGTAATACGTCTTCAAACACCGGCAGTACGTAAAACACCGTGCTATTGACGTAAGATTCATAATTGAAGTTAGTAGCTAAAAAGTTTGTGACATTACTAGCGTTGAGCAAAAAATTCTGTGCAGCCAAAGGTTCAAAGTGAAAAACTTCCAACAATCGAAGTCTTCCTTTACTTCCCGATGGCATCAAATCAGAAACAAGAGACGTTGTTTGCGTAGCATCATAGAGATCAGTGTAGATGTTGTAATCTTGTTTGCCCGCCTCAAGATTGATGAAGCCCAACGTAGCATCATAATCTCCTCCCATACCAGCTGCTGTTGAATAAGCATCAGCCAGTCGCATCAAATAATCCATGGTGCGATGAGGATATTGGTTTGTCAAGTCAGTAGAGCCCGTTGGTTGGCCTAAGACGTTAACAAGTTCACTAACAATTTTCAATTCTTGAATGTGACGAGCGTACTCAAGACATGCCTCTTCAAAGCACGACCAAATTTGCTTAGGAGTCAATTCCACACTTAGAATGTCATCACCAAGCTTTCGCTTGACAAACACAATTGAACCATCTGCCTCTGCTTGAAAAGCAGCGTCAGAGTCAAAAAAACCAAACGGAGTAGGGTTGACTGTCTGATTGAAGTTCGGCATCTCGGGACCTTATGTCGATAAGTATGGATCTGAATCTATGCTGAACTAAGAGGTCACATGCGATATCGAATTGGAGACGAACTCATCCTTAAAGTCGCAGATGACCACTGTGGAGCTACATATCGCTCAGAAAAAGTTCGCATCATTGGATTCAACGCTGAGTGCGAAGATCAGAGTGCTGAATATCTGGTCTACGTTCCACCATACAGTCACATCAAAGATAGCTTCACTCTTTCAGCCGCCGATGCACGTTGGTACAATGTCGACACTCGTTTCATAGGAGATGACGTTGCATTCATCCGGGCTCGACATCCTCTTTATAAACACATTCCTGCGCCACAAGGGGAAACATGTGGCCGCTGTGGTGAATTTTTTGAGTGGGCAGAGAGAGTGGAAGATGGGCCTTTCATGTGCAGAGCATGCAAATTCGACCCATACCGTTAGCGTCTTCTTTTAAGAGCCCGAAGCTTGTGTGCTGCAGGACTTCCAGCTCGGGCTCGAACCACTGGAACTGTACGTATTCCGATGGTCTGTGATCCTTCTTCCATGCTAGGAAGTGACAACTCTACCGTTCGAACAGAGCTAATTCCTATCGGATCAATTCCTTGAATGTTACGCAGCCTGGCGAATTCAATCCATTTCCAGTCTGTTGTGTGTGCAGGCACTTCAACAGTGTTAGGAGTGCCACCAAATCCTTGAGTGATCAGTCCGTCACGCCCAGCAAGGCCCGTACTTGGACCTAAGCCTTTTGTAATGATGAGGTTCATTAAGGCACCCTACGCTCAAAGACGCCATCCATCGTCGCATTTCCATTACTGTCAAACAGATTAAACGTTGCGACGACCGTCGTATTGTCAGCCTTGTAGAAAATCATTTGATTGTTCAAGATTTTCCAACGACCGAAACTGATGTCATACAATGCTTCAATACTGCCAGTCACACTATTGACCATTGACCATGTGTCTGAAACACGTGGATCATTCGCTTGTACGTTCTGGGCCTCAATTGCAATAGATGAAGAAAGATTACCTACAGCTGGACAATCCCACAAAATTTGTCCATTGAATCGATCTGGATATGTGACATTGGCGGCATAAGTGCCCGAGGCAATGTGATAAACGCCTGTTGTTGTCCTGGGCGAAACAATCGCGCCAGCAGTATCCAACAACGTATATCCCACACCAGTCGAACCGGTAAGATCAGCTCGCCGACGACCGAAACAAACGTTTTGTAAAAGTGTCAGTGGCATCGTTGTTAAGTATCACATTCCAAAGAAGCCAAGAGTACCAAAAGGATCATATGAAGATCCAGTAACAGGTGCCCCAGTCATGTACGTCGCATTCAAATATCGTTCAACGTCTCGAATTCTAGCATCTGTCCAACCAGCTGAAGGCGAAGCTGCAAAAAAAGCTACTGCCGAAGACAACCATGCAGAAGGAGCTTCTGCATAACCCATAGTAAAATGTTGTCCTCCTGGAACGACTAATCTGTAAGGCGAAGACAAATACACTGAAGTATCAGTAGATGCATCGCCATCTTTTCGTGAACGCAAAATTCCAGCATCAAGATGCATTGACACCAGGGCCCATGTATCATCAGAGACTGATTGATTGAGATTGTAATACGTCACGCCATCATTTGCAGTGACATTAGGCGTCCATTTTGCACCACTCTGATCTGTCGAACCTAAACCAATGTAGTACGTAGAGCCTTTTGTTTGCCAGAAACTCTTAGCCAAATAACCGTCAGACGTTGTCGTTCTAGAGTTAGCTCTGCCCACCGTAAATGACAAAAACCCGAATGACGTGGAATCAATTGCATAACGCTGACCAAAAAGAACGTATGCATCTTGTTTGATAGCGTTGTCTTCTGAAATATCAATTCCTACATTGCTAGCAAGATGACGAACTTCTGCGTCTGCCTCTAGATCTGACAGGTATACAGCGGCGGTGCTCAACTCATAAATCAGACCGTCAAGATACGCAGACAAACTATAGTTCGCTCCCAATCGTACAAAGTCTGCATATGACGTAAGATCAGAAAAGGCGCATGTTTGCCAAGAGCCCCAACCTGATGCAGTAATCACTCGAAGTGCTAAAACGCCATTACCACCTCCCCAACGAACTTGAATTACGGCATCTGTAAAAACAGCTAATGATACTGTGACTTGCTGCCATCCATCATTGGGTCCACCTCCGACGTCGCGATTGACGCCGTCATAGGCACATACGGTCACACCAGCATCAGAAAAATGAATTCCAAAATCTGTAGCAGTGGTAGAGAAAATTCCTGGGTTGAGATAACCTGTCTGAGCTGTCAAAGTTCCTAAATTTGCAGCCGCGGCAGCGTCACCAAAAAATCCTAACGTAATCGTACCACCGAGAACATTTGAAAAAAGATCTGACATCACCATCGATCCTTCGAGGGTGTCTGAATTTGCGCTTACGAATCTTGGGCCTCCAAAATTATTTGGGACGGCTGTGGACGTTAGTTGCGTAAATGTCTGTGTCCCGCCGTCGCTCCAGTATCCTTCATTTCCCCCTCCACCATGAGTGTCAGAATAGGTGCTATATGCCCATCGAGTTGATGAAATCGCTCGAGCGCCTGATTGAAAGAAACTTTGACTACCGTCAAATGAAATATGTTGGGTAGCTGAGGGATTAGCCGTTCCTCCATTAATGGTTGGATTACTTCCCGGATTACTCATTCCTTTCAAAAAGAAACGAAACGGGTGAGGAAGACCGTCGAGAAGGTAATAATTCTCGGTAGAAACAACAGATGAACGCCATGTGGCAACAGTGCCACTAGCATCTAAAACAATATTTGTATTGTCGGTCGCATCCATAAACGCGCCCCAAGGCAACGTTTTGATAGGATAATCAGTGGGAGTTGTTTCCCAACTTGGGCGAGCTTGGGCAACGCCGCCATTGCCACGTATACCATTGTCAAAGATGCGCCGGCAAGAACTAAAAATCACTCATTTACCTATCTTCTGAAATCAAGACATCACCTTGAACGATACCAGTCGTTGCCCCAGAGGTATGATAAATGAAATGTAAGCATGCACCGGATTGAACTTGAGGAAACCAGGTACCAAATCCATGCATAGCATCGGCACTACCTTTAATCGACAAGATATCATCAAGCGGTATGTGAACCAATGGATAAAACAACGTAACACCAAAAGCCCCAGCCGTAAGAGTACTGGCTACGATATTCACGTTTGCTACTGCTGTTACCCCTATATCACCTGAGGCAAGAGGCACCAACATAATACGACTAGCTTCACGATTATTGGTACCACCAAAAGCAATTGCTGGGCTAGCTTGACCTGCTGTAGGAACTGTATTTGTATACGATGTCGTAATTGTAGTTGCAGTAGTGCCAATTACTGTGTAAATTTCAAGACCCATCTGTACGCCAACACCTGAGGTGTAACGCGTTAACGCAGACGTGGGTAAATTAGTTGTCTGCGCGCCGGTGGTAGTGGCACTTAATCCTCCTTGGTGCGAAAGACGATCAATGATCGTAATCATTCCACCTGGGGTTGCTGTCGGTGCATAATCAAAAATACATTTAAGAATGCGGCGTGTCCCAGAGCCATTAATCAAATTATCGCCATTACCACCTTTAAGGCTTCCTGCCGTCGCGCCCGTTGGAACTGCAGCAATTGTGGGCGCGACTCCTACTGGAGGAAAGCCTGCGCCTTGTAACCACGATGAATACGATCTGCCGACAACGGTTGTTAATGCTGATTTTGAAACTCTAGCCCGTTGAAACGGTGAATTGATCATTGCATAATATGCATTTTCATTTGTGATCGTCATTATGAACCGTTATCTTTTGATTGTGGAAAAAGATTAAACTTCATTGCCACAGAGTAACGTGTGCTATCATCATCAGGAATGATCTGTTGATGTGCAATGGTTGTCACGTTCATTGCTATCAGTCTATTTGCTTTGACTTCAACAGTCCCTCGTTCTGTTTGCAATGGTCCAGTTGGGCAATCAAAAGGATAATACACTACAGCATATTCTCCTATGTCATGATGCATCTCTGTTGGATCCTGACCTTTTTTGATCGCAAAGATAGGAGCATGAATCAATTCAAGATCGCCAACAATTTTTCTTGCACAAGCAAGTAGAGCATCATCCTTCATTGCTTGTGCTGAATTTGTATTGCTTTGTTCAGTAAACATGGACACACGAGCTTGCCATTTTGTTAGCTCTTCTTCTGTCAACGCATTGTCAATTACAAGAACGTCAGGTAATGTTGTCATGTTATTTCTCCATGAAATATGCTGAACCAAAAATTTGAGGAGCGGTCACTGTATTAGGAAACCATGCAAATGCAAGACATGCATCACTTGTTGCGCCCAAATTAAGAGGCCCACCTGGCATCAAAAATGACGTAAACATTGCGCCGACGCCAGGTAGAGGAATAGGCAATGACACTAGTGGATATGCCATGGTGATGCCAAAATTTCCTGCGGTCAACGTACTAGCAACAAGGTCAGCGTTAGTGACAGCAGTGACTCCAGTATCACCACTAGCTAGTGCGACAGGTAAAAGTCGATCTTGTTCACGAGCGTTGGTACCACCAAACGTAATGGCTTGTGTAGTGCTTGAACCGCCACCTGCACGAGTGTACGTGCTAGTACATGTCGTAGCTGTAGTTCCAATGATCGTATAGATTTCATACCAAATTTCCACACCGACGCCAGTAGTTTGTCGTGTTAGAGCTGGCGTTGTAGCGCCGGTCAAGTTAGTCGTTTGCGCAGTTGTAGTCGTTCCGGAAAAACCACCATGCTGAACAAGTCGATCATAAAGAATCAAGGTTCCAGCAACAAGTCCAGTTGCTGTTATTCCTAATAATCGTTTTTTTGCATTTGACGCAGAAGTAGCCTGCCGAAGCGCGCCGGCCAAAGTATTTGTACAAACAACTGCCGTTGTTGGCGCAGTTTGTGATGCAGCGCCTGGTGAACCATCCCAACGCCACATCGATGAAATACGACCAATAATGCATGCACTACCGAACGCGGCGCCATTTTGCAGACCACTCTTGAAAAAATTGATCTGTTCTGGCGCGCCGGAGCCGCCGCCGGTAGCAAGATTTATTAAGTCAGAAACGTCAAGAATCGGATCACCAGCTGCCATAATTCACCTATCGTCGCTCACGCCGTGAGATTGTGAGGCTGTTGTTGCTAACGCATCTGGCGCAACTAATGCCGCTACCAGCTTCTTAAAATCAATGATGGCTGGTCCTCCACGACCTGAAGTCGCAGATAAGATTGCACCATCAATCGTCGCTCTATGTCTATCAGGCCACATTTTACGAATCTCTTCACGGACATGAACACGCAATTCACGCATTGCTTCTTCAACAGCATCTTCTGCGCCGCGGTGCCCAAGAATCGTAATTCGAGCCTTTTCAACAAAAGGCCTGACTCTTTCCATGATCTGTTCTTCAGCTTCACGTTGTGGTCTAGGAATTCGAGTATGAACTAAAAGATTATGAAAAAACTGTCTACCTTGTGACTGTACTTCATTGGCAACATGAAGCAATGCGCCAACAAATCGACCGGTAGTCCTTTCACGACTCCAAATCCAATCAATGACAGTCATCGCATCTTCTTTGCCAAAATTTTCAACGTACCAATCGATGACTTCTTTTTCAGCAGGATCTGATGTTCTCAAAATCATGTCACGATCTTATCAATACTCGTAACCATGAACAACAATATCAACTGACATACCTGCATCTGTTGTCGCTCTTAGAACGTAATTGATATCTGTACAAAAGATAGGTGTTGATGGCGTAAACACAAGACCGGGTTTTGCCGTCGTTGATGGCGCAAATGAAGCTGCTAGCACAGTCTGATCTGTGCCCGCTGTATAAGTGGTGTCAGCAGAAGCTCCAAACCATATGATTAGACGTCCAGCTGTTGTGCCGTATGATCCTACAACAATGTTTGTGATAGCAATTCTTCTGCCAGAACTTGGTGTCCATATTGCAGCACCAGTAGCTTGCGTAGTAGTGTTATACGCCTTTGAAACATGTTGCGAATGATCAATGTGCGTAAATAACTGTCGACCAAAAACGTCTGCGACCGCAGGTACACCAGAGTTCTGAGTTGCAGTCGCCTGAAAGGATGAACTTACAGCTTTTAATACGACAGCTGTTGCAAGAGAGCCGGTAGAGTTGACAGTAATCGTGCCAGAAACTGCTTGTACACCTCCATCCCACGTTCGCAATGCGACTGAGGCTGAGACGCCCATCGTGGCGGGCCAGTTCTGTACGACAATGCCACCACTGACGGCCTGAACTGCTGGGAAGTTATTGACGCCTATAGTGCCAGAAACTCCAACGGTTCCCTGAGACCATGTCTTTATAGCGATAGAACTTGATATTTCTACCGGCCCGGTGTGAAACACACGTAATCCAGAAGAACTGCTAACATTCATTGCAGTCTGGGTTACAGAAGGTGTTACAGTAATCGATCCACTGATATTTTGGGTCGCTGGGAAATTACTGATCATGAACTGCGGAGCAGTTCCGATATTGACCGTGCCGCTGACGTTCTGTGTGGCTGGGAAGTTATTGACACCAACAGTACCTGAAACACCCACCGTGCCCTGAAGATAAATCGGAAGGGTGGTAGATGCAGATATTCCTTGGATACCACCGTCCCAAATTCTAAGGGCAACGGATGAAGAAATTCCAACCGGGGCATCATTCCAAACACGGAGACCCGAGGATGAAGAAACATTTTGGGCGGTCTGCGTGACTGAAGGAGTCGTCGTGATAGAACCTGAAACACCAATCGTTCCCGCTGACCAAATTTGCAGCGGAATCGAAGCTGAGACGCCCATTATCGAGGGCCAATTCTGTACGACGATGCCACCGCTGATGGCTTGCACTGCTGGGAAGTTATTGACACCAATAGTTCCCGAGACGCCTAATGGTGACTGCGACCATATTTCAAGAGGCGTAGATCCGGATATTCCAACAGGTGCTGTGTGAAATACTCTAAGACCAGACGAGCTAGACACGTTCTGGGCAGTCTGTGTGACACCTTGTGTGGTCGTAACTGTTCCTGAAATCGCTTGAACAGCGGGGAAGTTACTGATCATGAACTGTGGAGCAGTTCCGATATTTACAGTGCCGCTGACGTTCTGTGTGGCTGGGAAGTTATTGACAGAGATCTGGTTGCCTAGGGTGACAGAACCTGAAACACCAACCAATCCATCATTCCAAACCCTCAATCCTGAAGATGAAGAAACATTTTGTGCTGTCTGTGTGACTGATGGAGTTACAATAATCGTTCCAGAAACCGCTTGAACAGCTGGGAAGTTGCTGATCATGAACTGTGGAGCAGTTCCGATGTTTACGGTGCCAGAAACATTCTGGGTGGCTGGGAAGTTGTTGACAGAGATCTGACTTGCTAAAGTGACAGATCCAGAAACTCCGACAGAGCCGTCATTCCAAACGCGGAGACCCGATGAACTTGAAACGTTCATCGCGGTCTGAGTCACTGTTGGCGTAATGGTTACAGAACCTGAAACGCCAACTGTACCAGCTGACCAAATCTGCAGTGGAACAGACGCTGAAATACCATGAACAGCAGGCCAGTTTTGTACAACAATTCCTCCAGAAATTGCTTGAACAGCAGGGAAGTTATTGACACTAACCTGTGAACCCAAAGTGACAGTGCCGCTGACCGCCTGTGTTGCCGGGAAGTTGTTGACAGAGAACTGAGGCGCGGTTCCGATGTTTACGGTGCCGGAAACACCAACCAATCCATCATTCCAGACACGCAGACCTGACGATGAAGACACATTCATCGCGGTTTGAGTTACTGTAGGAGTTGTTACAACGGTTCCAGAAACACCGATGGTGCCAGCAGACCAAATTTGCAATGGAATTGACGCAGAAACTCCAAGAATTGCTGGCCAATTTTGAATGACGATACCGCCGCTGACAGCTTGTGTCGCAGGATAATTGCTGATCTGTAATTGTGGAACTGTTCCAAGATTGACAGTGCCAGAGACTCCGACGGCGCTATCATTCCAGACGCGGAGACCCGAAGATGAAGACACGTTCTGGGCAGTCTGCGTAACAGCTGGCGTTGTAGTAATTGATCCGCTGATAGCTTGAACAGCTGGGAAGTTGCTGATCATGAACTGCGGAGCAGTTCCAATGTTTACAGTACCGCTGACCGCCTGCACTGCAGGGAAGTTATTGACAGAGATCTGACTGCCGACAGTGATCGTACCAGAAACTCCGACTGTACCAGCGTTCCAAACACTCAATGGGAATGAAGCAGAAACACCGTGAACTGCGGGCCAGTTCTGTACAATGACACCTCCTGACACTGCTTGAACAGCAGGAAAGTTGCTAACTTGAAGTTGTGGCGCAGTTCCTAAATTGACCGTACCACTAACTCCAACAGACGATTCGTTCCAGACTCTGAGCCCAGATGAACTAGACACATTTTGTGCCGTTTGCGTGATGGCTTGCGTAGTTGTGACTGTGCCGCTGATAGCTTGCACAGCCGGGAAGTTGCTGATCATGAACTGCGGAGCAGTTCCGATGTTTACGGTACCTGAAACTCCAACCGCAGACTCATTCCAAACACGGAGACCCGAGGATGAAGAAACATTTTGAGCAGTCTGAGTTATTGTTGGAGTCGTCGTAACTGTTCCGGAAACTCCAACGATTCCAGCAGACCAAATCTGCAACGGAACAGACGCTGACACGCCGAGTGTCGCCGGCCAGTTCTGAATGACGATGCCACCGCTGATGGCTTGAACAGCAGGGAAGTTACTGACGCCAATCTGACTACCAACCGTAATCGTGCCAGAAACTCCGACCGCACCATCATTCCAAACCCTCAATCCTGATGATGATGAAACATTCTGGGCAGTCTGAGTAATCGCTGGAATTGCGGTAATTGAACCACTTACGGCTTGAACTGCGGGGAAGTTGCTGATCATGAACTGCGGAGCAGTTCCGATATTTACAGTTCCGGAAACATTCTGTGTTGCTGGGAAGTTATTGACAGAGACTTGCGCGGCGAGGGTAACAGAACCACTAACCCCAACAGACGATTCATTCCAGACTCTTAAACCCGAGGATGAAGAAACATTCTGAGCTGTCTGTGTGACAGCTGGGGTGACTGTGATAGAACCTGAAACCGCTTGAACAGCGGGGAAGTTGCTGATCATGAACTGCGGAGCAGTTCCGATATTGACCGTACCAGAGACTCCTACAGTTCCAGCATTCCACACTGAAAGCGGGAATGAAGCTGAGACACCGAGGGTTGCAGGCCAGTTCTGTACGACAATTCCACCACTGACAGCCTGTGTTGCAGGGAAATTGTTAACACTGACTTGTGAACCGAGGTTGACTGTTCCGGAAACTCCGACCGCGGACTCATTCCAAACTCTTAAACCCGAGGATGAAGAAACGTTCTGGGCAGTCTGGGTAACTCCAGATGTCGTAGTAATTGTTCCGGAAACCGCTTGCACGGCAGGGAAGTTGCTGATCATGAACTGTGGAGCAGTTCCGATGTTTATGGTTCCGGAAACGTTCTGGGTGGCTGGGAAGTTGTTGACAGAGATCTGACTACCGACCGTGATCGTGCCAGAAACACCGACAGTTCCAGCATTCCACACTGAAAGTGGGAATGAAGCTGAGATACCGTGGACCGCCGGCCAGTTCTGTACAACAATTCCGCCTGACACTGCCTGGGTGGCTGGGAAATTGCTGACAGAAACCTGTGATCCTAGAGTGACTGTACCAGATATACCGACAGACGATTCGTTCCAGACTCTGAGTCCAGATGAGCTAGAAACGTTCTGTGCAGTCTGTGTGACAGCCGGCGTTACCGTAACAGAACCCGAAACACCAATGGTGCCAGCAGACCAAATTTGCAAAGCCGCTCCGCCAGGAGAGCCTTGCATACTTGCTGTGACATTGGTTCCCCACGAACCAACCGTGACGCTTCCACTGATATTTTGGGTCGCTGGGAAGTTGCTGATCATGAACTGTGGAGCAGTTCCAATATTGACCGTGCCGCTGACGCTCTGCGTTGCCGGGAAGTTGTTGACACCGACAGTGCCACTGACACCAACACTACTGGCATTCCAAACACTCAATGGGAATGAAGCAGAAACACCGTGGACAGCCGGCCAGTTCTGAATGATGATGCCGCCGCTGATGGCTTGCACTGCTGGGAAGTTGTTGATTCCCACTGTTCCAGATACGCCGACAGACGATTCGTTCCAAACGCGGAGACCCGATGATGAAGAAACGTTCTGGGCAGTCTGAGTCAAAGACGGAGTCGTCGTGACAGAACCCGAAATACCAACTAATCCAGCACTCCAAATCTGAACAGGAACTCCTCCAGGAACTCCTTGGACACTGGCAGTTACATTAGTTCCCCACGATCCAATTGTGATTGAACCACTTACAGCTTGAACAGCAGGGAAGTTATTGACTCCAACTGTTCCGCTAACACCAACTGCGGAGAAATTCCACACTTTCAAGCCAGATGAGCTTGAAACATTCATTGCCGTTTCAGTAATACCTGGAACTGCTGAAATTGTACCGCTAATTCCTACAGGACCATCATTCCAGACACGAAGACCCGATGAACTTGAAACGTTCATCGCGGTCTGAGTGATGCCAGGAACTGCTGAAATAGATCCAGAAATTCCAATCGAACCTGCAGACCAAATTTGAACTGGCGCTGCTGTTACAGATCCTTGAACGGTAACAGTTCCAGAAACGTTCTGTGTGGCTGGGTAATTGTTGACACTAATGGTTCCCGAAACGCCGACAGGACCGTCGTTGAAAATTCTCAAACCAGACGAGCTAGATACGTTCTGGGCGGTCTGAGTGATGCCAGGCGTTGTCGAAATAGAGCCTGAAATGCCGATGGCACCGGCGCTCCAGATTTGAACCGGGACGCCTGTTGAAGAACCTTGTACTGTGACTGTACCGCTGACGTTCTGCGTTGCAGGGAAGTTGTTAACAGAGATCTGTGAACCTAGAGCAACTGTTCCTGAGACGCCAACTGTACCAGCGTTGTATACGTTGAGAGGTATTGAAGCTGACACCCCAAACGTAGCTGGCCAATTTTGAATTGTGATTCCACCCGACACTGCTTGCACAGCGGGGAAATTGCTGATCTGTAATTGTGGAACTGTTCCAAGATTGACAGTTCCAGAAACACCGACAGTTCCTCCATTCCATACTGAAAGCGGGAATGAAGCTGACACTCCCATCGTGGCCGGCCAATTTTGAAGGACAACGCCACCACTGACAGCTTGTACGGCTGGGAAGTTATTAATTCCTACCGTGCCACTGACGCCAACTAAACTTGCATTAAAGACACTAAATGGAAATGACGCTGAAACACCTTGAACGCCACCATCCCAAGTTCGTAACGCAACTGAAGAAGAAACGCCAAGCACTGCAGGCCAGTTCTGTACGACGATACCACCCGACACTGCTTGTACAGCTGGGAAGTTACTGACAGATACTTGTCCTCCCAAGGTGACAGTGCCGCTGACGCCTACCGTTCCTGCGTTCCAAACATTAAATGGTACTGATGCAGAAACGCCAAGCGTGGCCGGCCAATTTTGAATTATTGCGCCAACATTACCACTCACATTTTGGGTCGCCGGAAAATTACTGACGCCAATCTGCGAACCCAGAGTGACTGTGCCGCTGACATTTTGTGTCAGTGGGAAGTTGTTAATTCCTACAGTTCCGGAAACACCGTGAACAGCGGGCCAGTTCTGAATGACAACGCCGCCGCTAATGGATTGTACAGCTGGGAAATTGCTAACTTGAAGTTGTGGAACTGTTCCGAGATTGACAGTTCCAGAAACCCCAACTGCGGATTCATTCCAGACGCGGAGACCCGAGGATGAAGAAACGTTCTGGGCAGTCTGGGTGACCGTAGTTGAAGCAAAGTTTCCGGAAACTCCAATGACGCCAGCAGACCAAATCTGCAGTGGAATAGACGCTGACACACCAAGTGTCGCCGGCCAGTTCTGTACAACTACACCACCACTGACAGCTTGAACTGCAGGAAAGTTACTGACTTGAAGTTGTGGAACTGTTCCGAGATTGACGGTGCCTGAGACTCCGACAGGACCGTCGTTGAAAACGCGGAGACCAGATGAACTTGAAACGTTCTGGGCGGTCTGGGTGATGCCTGGGGTCGCCGTAATAGATCCAGAAATTCCAATTGCGCCGGCTGACCAGATCTGCAATGGCACTGATGCCGAAACGCCGAGCGTGGCCGGCCAATTTTGAATGACAGAACCAACTGTTCCCGAGACATTCATTGTCTGTGGGAAAGAAACGCTAGAACTAACCGTAATTCCAGTTACAGTTACCGTACCCGATATCGCTAACGCTCCAGAAAGAAGCGGTAAGTTATCAACGGAAACCACATCATTGGGACCGTAAGCTGTCATCTTGATCCGTTTCTAGCGAGACCCGCATGTGTTGAGCGGCTCGTCATTGTCACAACCCACGATTGACCCACAGAATCTTCACAATGCACACCAATTGGTGTCAATGCAAACTGTGTGTAGATTTTTTTGAACGTCACTCAGCACTCCCAGTCATGGCTGAGATAACTAGGCTGACCGTTTGGTCACAAACCAGCGAGTCGACACCAGTTGGTGTAACTTCCTTCAATTTTTTCTAGTTCAACCTTGTCGCGAGCTTCTGTTGCACGAGCTTTCAAGGTATCGATTGCGTCAACAAAGCGTTGAAAACTATCTTTTTCATCCAATTCATACGTATTTTCATAACCAACGCGAAGAGCCAATACCATGCCGACGACAGATTGAAGTTCTGGAGGTAAGGCTTTTATGTTGACATAATTGTGCAGATCATACGTGACATCAGAACTAGGTTCTGATGAGTTCAAAATATCTACGTTTGGCACTGCAAATACGATCTTGTCAGGCAATTTTTCAGTTGTCTGTACAGTTCGAGTATGAAAGATGCGTGACACTTGGTCAACAACTTGATTTTCTTGTTGAACTTCTACGTCTTTGTAAACATCTTTCAAATCAATGGGTTCTACCTCTTGCTCAGGATTGATTTCCTTCAAGTGCAAAACACGAGATACGGCGCCCACAGGAGATGCATCTGTAACGTCAACAAATTGAATTCTTCGATCTTTTTGGCGTTCAATTGATTGTTGAAGCAAAACTTCTGCAGCTTCACGATTGAGCTGTTGAATTTTACGTTGTTTGACAAGTGAGTCTACGACTTTTTCAGAAATTTTCAGATCTTTCAACAGTTCTTCGTAGGATTTGCTTTTACGTTTTTTCTCTGCTTGTTCTCGTTTCTCATTCAGATCAAATTTTCGTTCTTCAGTTTCAGACGCACCTTTCGTCGCTTCCCTAATTGCGCTCTTAGAAATTCCTATCCCAGGTGCTATCTCAATAAAATTGTCATCCCTAGCCTCTTTGGGTACAAATTTGGCTTCTTGGAATCCATGGATGATTTTTTCTGTCATAGGAATGGCCATGCCACTATGAGTTCCCAACACTTCATCTTCTATGCTTTCACCAACAATGATGACCGGTTCGCCAGAAGGACTGTCAGCGATTGTAAAATCCACCGGATCAGTTTCAAGTGATTTGATGAACTCTTTTGCTGCATCGACAGGAATGCCTCTTGTTTGTAGCAATGTTTCTAGCGTTGTGTTGTTTTCAGTCGTCATGTTTTTCCTCAAATTTGAATGGAAGCATCGGCCAGATTAAACGTAGCCATTTCACTGACGCTTGTCTATCTGGGTGAATGCCATCGGCCAACGGAATGTTAGCAGCTTCTGTGTCAAAATACGTGCAATCTGGTGTTACTGCATCACGTAAGATTTTATTGATGGGCCAGTGTTTTCCTCTGACTGCAGTATTGCCAACCCATACACATTGAGCACCAGATTTTTTGATTTCTTGCAACACATTATCAACGCCAGACACTTTGCCTGTCATCTGCGCATAATGATTTGTGCCGAGAAAAACAACAACAACGTCTGGGTGAGGATGCTTGGATAACGCTGTATGTAGATGACCTTGTTCACCCCAATAACGCACTGTTGTGCTGCCTTTGCAATCAACACTAACAACGTCTCGTGGGTGACCATTTTCATCATTGATCTTTTGGATGGTTGGTTTGATCACAAAATTTACTGCGCAAGCTTCAGAATCACCCACAACAAGAATGTTTCGACCGACGAGAGAGGACGTGGCGGCCATAATCTTTTCAGATTGACCAACTTCGATAATCACGCTAGCATCTGGTTCTGTAATCATTGCAGATGGTTTACTTGTCACACATCCAATGAGTAGAACACACATCAAACCACGTAATATCGAACTCAACACAGGCGATCTCCTGGGCTTAAATAGCCTTTCGCATGAGAATGACAGGCTCTCCAGGAATTGGTTGTGCTTTTTGCCACTCTGGGTGTTCAACAAGCCACTCATCTACAGCTGGTTTCACACCATGCTTTTCTGTTTCGACCGGTTTTGTCGTAGAATCGTTCTCTTCATAGCCAGGGCGTTCTGCATACCAAAGATCGCGTTCTGCCCATCGTCCTTCATAGTCATCGATAATGACAATGCTATTTGGATATGTCAGAGCCTCAACGTGCTTCAGTTCTTGAGAGACAGTGTGATAGTTGTGATCGCCGTCTAACAACAATACGTTGAACTTCAAACCTTGTTGCACCATATTGGGCAAAACTTCTAGGCTATTTCGTTCAATACAATATGCTTGTTGTGACTGTTGCAGATCAAGGTTCATCAACATCAGTTGAACCTGTTCTTGAACCTGAACATCAACACCCATGACAACAAATTTTTCCCTGGTACGAGCCAAGAAGGCGACCAACGGAATCAATGTCGTGCCACGATCAACGCCCACCTCTAACAAAGAGATGGGCTGTTCAATTGGGACGCTGCAGATGTATTTCTTGATTAACGGAATATAGCCCACGTAACTCATGGGCTAATTCTACAACACTCTCTTGAGTGCTACGCTTAGTTTAACTATTTCTTTAGCAAACGCCGCATCAAATGATCGACTACGCGTTGAACAACGTAAGGATTGATTAGTTCTTGACCTGGAAATTTGACACAATCTAATTTATCCATGCATGCACCCGTCAATTGCACCGGCGCATATGATGAAATTGCAATCGTTCCGTCTGGATGAATGGTGATGCGTGAATCTTCGTTTGAAATAACAACAGCACCGTTTGGTTCAGCTTCGATGTTGAACTTTGCACCTGTCATCTGTTTCTCTTCAAATAATGAATGGAAAAATCTGTTGGATCAATGAAAATGCCATCATGAATCGGTGGAACTAAGTTTCTTTCAATGTGTTCATTAGCAAGATGATAAATGGATCGATAATATCCATGAATCACCTCACTCAGGATCTTCGTAGGCTTACCACCACCAATCACTGCAATGACAGTGCGCTCAACAAACTTATCGTTAAGTTTGGTAAATCCTCGTCTAACAACGCGAGTTCGCTTCATCGAGCGGCAATCATCATCTGAACCGCGAGTTCTACTCGACGTCGCAACTCTTCTGGAAGCGCAGACAACAATACATACTGTTCAACTCGAAGTCCGCCTGAGGGGACGCCCTCGCTGATAGAATTGTGATTCGGTACACCGACTCGAAGTGCAATTGGCGCCGGGCCGCCTTGATTTGCGATCATCGGTTGGTAAAGGTCAACCAGTTGCTGTCCCATGTTTTTTCTTTCTTTTCTGTTCAGGCTTCTCAGCCAACAATAATTTCAATTCTTCTTGCAATGGTCGTGCATCTTTGCCGGCCACTGACGCTGCCATCAATCGTTCCATCAGATCGGCGCAACGTTGCTCCCATGTTTTTTGGTCAGTCACTGTTCAGCCTTTCAAAATTTGCTTTCCTTCAGTGAGTGCCTCATTACAGGTTGCCAACTTTTGTTGATAATACCTGAGATCTTCTCGCAACGATGAAGGATCATGACCTAGTGATTCTGCCTTTGCAATTGCAACTTCAATTAATTTAATCCGCTCTAGCAATCGCTCTGTTGACGCTGACATATGTCTATCCTAACCTATCTGGGCACACTGTAAGGCCCTTCAAATGATAAGTATACGCGACGATCAATCAGGTCAATTGTGATGGCCAACTCTTTTGGACTTTACCATCGAGCACATCAACATTGACAGTTCCCAATCGAGTTGGTTGACTGGCGTTTAATGGTGTGCCATCCAATTTATTGACGTTCAACTGTAGTCCAGCAGACTTTGCAATGACAAACGCATGTGCTAGGACTAAGCCATCAATTTCCTTGGCAATTCTAACTACGAGTCCAAAACCCTCTGTCGCCACTCGACGACGTCTCTTCAATTTCATATTCACTTTCCGTCACAATTAAATTAACGTGACTGGACAGTGGAAGTGCCGGGAATCGAACCCGGGTCCACAGCTTGTCTTCTCAGTGCTTCTACACATGCTTTTCCCATCTATATTCTCGACCTCAAGGAGGGTCTAGAGAGCGTGCTTTATGTCCTCAACTCCCAGGGACAGCACTACGTTTTACGCCCAGTGCTTTGGCGTCGTCCAGTTATCGTCTGGTTGCTCGACGTTTTGCTAGCGTTCTGTTTCGAGGTGCTAGCAACCCAATCCCTCATGCCGCGAGGCGGAGAGAAGTGAGGCCGTTATCGTTGGCATCTATACGTCACATGGGTTTTACTTGGACCCTCGTGCACCAAGGCATGCAGCATCAAGTCTCTAAACCATGTCGAAACCTGTCACTCCCTAATTTAGGGTTTTGCTCACAACTAGAATTGTCAAGGACCAAAAGACATTGAGCATATTAGCGCTCAACATCTAGACCATATCTACCACACTCAAAGGGTGTTTTTCACCGCTTCTTGTTATTGTGTCTTCCACCGCGATTTTGCCCTGTTCCTCTCCTTGGATACTCTGGTCGTACATAGTCATCTTCAATAAGCTCACCAACATCAGCCGATGTGGAAGTAGACTTCTTCAAATCAGCCTGTTCTTTTTTGACGTTACCCAATTGTTCATTGAGCTTGTCAATCTTTGCTTTTTCTTGAGTGAACCAGGTGCCAAATACATCTTCATGCTTATCAGAAGACAGTGAGCTAATCAAACATGATTTCATTCGACCGTAAATTTGATGAAGTTGAACTTCATCGCCTTCATATTGTCGATCATCATCAATTTCAATTCGTTGATGCAACAAGTTGTAAAGAGCAAGAAACTCTTTAGCATTGACGTTTAGTTTCACGCAAGCACCTCAACCAATTCATCAACAGGCAAGGTTTTCGTCCATGATGAAGGAAATTTGGTGACATGAAAAACAGTCCATGCTTTTGAAGCATCACGTACATGAAGTTCTTTGGCCTTGCGTTTGAAATGTGTGACGCCTTCAATTTCAGTATATCCATCAACAAGGATGTCAATGGACTTTCCTGTACCGGTGTCTTCAAATTCTAGCAAACCCTTTGTCGTTTTTACTGACGCTAAATCATGAAGAATAGCGGGATCTATGACTGATTCAGATTCGAGTTCTTCTTCAACGTCAACAGAATCACCCTCTTCTTCCTCTTCATCATCGTCATCATCATCAGCTATTTCTTCAGAATCATCATCTTCAGGTCGATCATCACCGTCATCTTCTTCGTGCACATGTTCACTATCATCACACGTCAAAAAATGATCAAGCCGCTCTGACAGGTCTTGAAGAATTTCTTGATACTCTGTCAAAGAGTCATTTTCCGTAGTAAATCCAACGTGTGGATGGAGTGTTTTCGTCAGTGCAAGGGCTTCGAGCTTATTGATTTTCATGACAACTACCTTCTGTTAAAGAAGAATGGGCAAACATTCGCTTGCCCATATCTTACAACTTCTCGTTCTAGAAGATTTTAGAACGAATCAACGTACTTTCCCTGTGAATCAAAGTGCTTCTTCAAGGTCAAGTACAGGGTACGAGCCTGGCGACCGTTGAGCTCCAACGACGGAAACGGAACATTTCCCGAACGACCATCAAGATCAATGAAACATCGGGTGCTGTTGTTTCGCTCATCTGTGCTGATTGCCACATCGAGCTGTCCGCCGTCACGGCGAGAAGTTGCCGTCCGGTTCTTGCCGGTGCGGTCAGTATAGTTGAGAACGCGAGCGTTCTTATTGGTCGTGTATGATGCGTATCGATTCTTTGCCATGGTTTTTCTCCGTCGGCGTTATCTGCCGTCGTGTCAGACATTACACAGCCGGTCACCGTGTGTACAAATATTCTGTACAGATGAATCTCAGAATGATCTACAATATTACTCAAATGAATGATACTGACACCATCATCTGAATGACATGAATTATTCTAAAGGACACGAGTGGGTCACTATTAAGGCCCTTAAATGGCAAAAGGTCCGCATGTGAAGCAGACCTTCGAAGCCAAGTTAGTGCTAGATATCAGGTTGTGAGACCGGTAAGCGTAGCAGTTCCTGATACGTGTGTAACAATCCAACGAGCGTAATCTGATTTCAAACCAACTGCGCCGCCGGCTTTGACAGTCAGCTTCGTTCCGTTGATTCCTCCACCAACACCTGCAGATGAAGAAAAGAGCGCCATGGATCCGGTGATGACATAGTCATAATTGACAGTTGTCGCACGAATGGTGATATCACCACCCGGGAACGCTGCTGGATTCGGAAGTGAACCAGTAAATCCTGATGCTCCACGTTGTGTAAGGACGTCTACGCTACCCGTTACCGGGACAAGGTAAAAGCCTGGGCCTGGGATAGTAACCCATGAACCCCTTGAACCATCCGCTGCTTCGCCTGCAGATCCCGAGGAACCCGAACCAAGCAGAGCGCCGGCCGTCCTAGAAATCTGAGCGGCGGAGACAACGCCGTCAACCGTGAGGTTGGCGCTGCCATCGTCAATCAAACCTTGTGATGTAAGTCTTGCCATATTGAGATCTCCTGCCGGTACTTCAGTAAGTATCAGATTCGTTTGTTAGATTACAAATCTCATTACTTCATCTATGAACAATTATTAATTCGCGGCTTTTAATGGGCGAAGGCCCGCGTATTAGGCGAGCCCTCAACCTTTATCATTCCGCTCAGAACATCAGATGATGTTCATGTCGAGGATGGTGACCGTTCCGTAGAAGTCGCTGCGAACCATCTTCTTACCGTAGCGGGTCATAACACCCTTACGTGGCGTGAAGTCTTCCGGAGCGAAGATCGTTGGGGTAACAATCAGAGGAACATATGGAGAGTACACATATCCCGTCTCGAGGTAGCTACCACCCTTGTAGCCGACGAGGATTCTGTTCCTTGGGAAGTAAGGATCCTTGTAGACGGTGAAGCGGTTAGAAACTGTACCGATCGCCTCTGCACCGATGGTGAATGGCGAACCGACTTGTCCCTCGCCATCGATTGAGTACTTCGGCTTATAAAGAACGGAGCTCTCTAGGATGGTGGCAACGTCAGGAGACGTAACCATGAAGTTTGCAGAACCGCGGAGGGTCTTGCGATGAATCGTATTTGCACAGTCGATGACTGTTTCAATAAGGGTTTCATACCAGTCGCGGACCGTTCCGGTAAACTGTGGACCGATGGCCAATGAATTAGCCAGGGCAACACCTGCACCGGTGTTCTTGTTGACGAACTTACCAGGAGCGCGGCTCCAGTACATGTTCGCACCGTTTGCTTCGGTAACGAGATCCTGAAGAATCTCGCGATCGATTTCAAGAGCAATCTGCTCAGAAAGAATGCTGGTCAACTCGACCTCTGCGTCCATCGAATGGTACGCATTGAGATCCTGTGCCAATTCTGGCGACCAACGTGCTCGGAGCTTGCGAGTCGTTGCAGTGATTGAGATAGACTCAATCTTGATATCGATCTCTGGGATCGTAGGAGATGGGCTGGTTGAGAAATCCGACTCGAAAGAAGGAATCGTCAAAACTGAGCCGACACCGCCGCCGTCACCGTTGGTAGCAATCAAACCATCAGCCGTTGCCATTGACAAGAAGACCGTTGGGGTGCCGCCGCCTGCAAACTGGAAGGACGTGCCAGGAGTTCCTGGAACATATCCAGTTCCCATTGAAGGAACCTTGAGGACAACTTGAACCTGTGAACCATTAAGCGGTGCAGACTGGAATCCAGTGTATGCACCGGCTGAACCAAGAAGGTTACCGCGCTTGTTGGCTCGGCGAAGGTTGAGGACGTTACGTCCGGACTGATAATTTTGGTCCCATGCAGAGACACCACCGTTAGAACCGGTGATACCAAAGACAGCAACTTGTTCAACAGAGAGGAAGTCGCCTGTCGGGATCGCCGTAAGGACATCTGCCACGTTCAAATACATGAACACCAAGTTGAATGAATTCTGCTGAAGAGCCGAATCAAGATCTGGGTCGAAGTTCAACAGTGTACCGTTAGTTCCAGACATTGCTGAAACAACTGCACCAGCAACAAACTGACCGTTGGTTGCGTTCCAGGCGCCGATCTGACCGGTTGAAGCGGTCACATATGACGTCGAAGAAGCATATCCGTTAAGGTGAACCTTGGAGTAACCAGTGTTAACCAGATCGTACATACCGCCAGTCGCTAGCGATCCAGATTGGATGCCGCGGCCGGTTGGGTTGTTGTAGATAGACTGACCTCGCTGGTAAGTCTCCTGCGTTGCTGCACCGTTCAACTGGACACCAGCAGAACCACCGACATTGCTGCCGTAAGTGTAGTCAAGGTAGAAGATCAGGCCAGAAGGAAGGCTCAGTGGTTGAATCGAGACTAGCTCGTTTGCAATAAGACCACCAAAGACTCGACGAACGATTGGGAATGCAATGTTCGAGAATCCCTGAATCTGGCCGCTGCCAGTCTGGCCAGCTCCGCCGGTCGACAAAGAGTTAGACTCCTTGAGGACCTGTGCTGCCTGATTCTCGAGCAATTGAGACATCGTCTCACGCTTGTAGCCATCAAGGCCACGAAGCAAACCAGTTCGGCTCCATTTTTCAACGAGGCGTGCTCGTTCTGCGCCGACATGCCGCTCTTTGATTCCTGCGGCGAGTTGTTCCATAGTGAAGAACTTCATATTAATCTCCGTGTTCTAAGTAGTCAGTTCAAATTCTGTTATCACATCATCACTTGACGATGCCAGCGAGCTTGGCCCACCGCTCGGCCTCATGACCCTCATTGAGGGTTTGAGTTGATGCCGGACGAGTTGCCCTAGAACCAGAACCGAGGACCGTGCGATCCTTGCTCTCGTTGACTGATCGTGAGTTTCCTGCCAAAGTGCTGGACAGGCTCTCGAAGACCAGCTTCGCCTCTCGGACAGTCCTTGCAGTGTCGATCTGCTTGATGACTTGCGCCTTTTGGCGTGAGCTCAATTGATCATTCTGCAAAAGCTTGTTCGTGTAGAGGAGCTTCGCGTTGAACAGATTCGTCTCTGCCAACTTCTTGCGGAGCGTTGCATTCTCGGCCTGGTTCTCCGCCGGCCGTGCAGTTGCGCTATTAGAGCGCGACTCTTGCAGTTTCTTCGTAGCCTGAGCCACTAGCTGCGTAACTTTCTGTGAACGGGCAACCGACTCATTGAATCGCTTGGCGACCGTCGCATATTCACTCTTGATGCTAGCAAGACGCTTGCCAGTTGATCGTGCTGCTTCCTTCTTCAGGAGTGCTGCACGAGCCTTTGCTCGCTCTTGCAACTTCTTTTCGTAACCAAGGCGCTGAAGACCTGCGGTTCGACGTTGAGCCAATGCTGCCTCAGCCATTGGTGCTTCATCTGATTCTGCCATCGGAGGCTCATCTGATTCAGGAAGGGTCTCATCCATTTCTTCGAGCTCTTCCTTATCCTCATCGGCTTCATCAGCCTCACCAAGGGGAAGTGCACCAGGAGAAGGAGACTTGTCAACGATCTCTGCATCGAGAGGCTCGCCTTCATCATCACCACCACCAAAGTCGTCAAGAATATTTGCACCGTGAGGAGCATTACCCCAAGACTGTGCCTTCGTTTCAGATCCACCAGTTCCAGTGTGATCTTCACGAAGATTACGCATACGTGCAATTTCACGACGAAGCATGCTTTCGTCAATCTCAACGATCGTATCGTCGCTCAATCTACGTGTTTCCATCTGATCCTGGCCTCCTTGGCCACCCATTTGATCGTCGCCGCCAAGGTCCATGTCGCCCATGTCGTCGCCACCTTCGAGGTCATCGCCCCCAAGATCGTCGTCGCCACCTTCGCCATCTTCTTCGCCTGTGATCAAATCGACTCCGACAGTGTCGAGGTCGATGTCATCCGGCAAGCCCGTCAGCTTAAGCGTAACGTCCGCTTCGTTCATCTGTCCCTTGTTGGTCTTCTGCGACATTGTCGTTGACTCCTGGATTTTGTTGAGCACCTTGAAATTGGCCTCGAGCATAGTCTCGTATGATCTTTTGCTTACAGGATCACTTACTTGTTCCTGTACGTAGTCATACATATTCTCCACACGAGAAATCATCTGAGCGATTTGCTCACGAAAAGCTGGTGTAGAGCGAACAGCCTTTCCTGCGTTCTTGAAGCTATTGATTTTTTCGTTAATCTTTTCGATTTTTCTTTCAATTAGAGCCGTGGTGACTCCAAAGATCGACGAAAGAGCATCAACTGATTCAAGACTAATTTCGTATTCTTCACCTGACGCCATCGGATCAATGCCAAACTGTGGAGGAGCAACCGGAGTTCCGGACTCGACTCCACACAAAGCGTCAATATCTAGCGTTACTTTACCTTCAGCATCGGGAGCAGAAACTGCAACCGCTGAACCAACTGGAATTCTTGCATCGGGTGTTGGTGCAACTAAGTCGGTTGGTTCTTCACCATCAGAAGGCGTGCCTGACGTAACCGTGACAGTGTCATCATCATACAATTCATTTAAGACTGCACGATCAATGAAGTCGCGAATTCGAGGGGTCACAGCCTCGAGGATGGCTCGTTTAGCATCGTCTTCGGCCACTTGCTTGACCTTCTTGACATCTGCCAGTGCCTCTTCGAACAACTGTTTCGTCATATTCTCTCCACGAACCTGAGACTAAGTATCAATCAACTACGCAGAATGAAGGTTATCAAACATTACCGCCGGAATCGCCCAACTTTTGGGGACTACCGATCGTATTGTTTGAATAGATTGCCGGGCCATCATTCGAAGGATTTCGAAGGTTTTGACCAGCGGGATCTTGATTGGTGTGAGGAACATCTGTTGAACCAACCCCAGGATCTGCAACTTTGTCCCGACCATCGGTTTTGCCCGGGCCAGGAGACGTGATGTCAGGAATATATGCATCGCCAGGATCGCCAGGATTATTCCATTTGACTGCAGGAACATTGGGTGAACCACCCCATCCCAACTTAACACCAGTTGGAAACATTCCAAGATCGCCTGCTTGAATTCCATCAGAGGGCTTCAAGCCACCTACACCATTGACAACAGGTGCAGTAGCAATATCAATGACTTGTTTTTGAGCGGCTTTTTCATCGCCTGCAGTAACAGCAGTCGCGAATGGGTGAGCCGGAAATAGTTTGCTCAGTAGCTTGTGAGCAGGAGTAGCAACTCCTCCCACGTATGTCGTGTATTTTCCTAGCAGACCCATGGCTTCTCCTTATGTCTTTTCAGACAACCTTTGCGATAACTAATTTCTTCGCGCCTTTTTGCAAAGCTTCACGAACTTTAGCTAAACGCGTATTCAATCGATGTTCTTCGATTTTGAGCGACTTCATGTAACTAATGTGCTCATCTAAGGTATTTGATTCCTTGAGTTTGTTAGCCTTCTTCCAATCAACAGGCTGCTCAAGAGAATCAGCAAATTCATCTGCGTCAATCTCTTCAGAATCTTTAGCACGGTCTTCAGTGTCTTCCATGTCACCAAAACCAGATGCTGTTTCTTCAATGATTGACCTGAGAAGTTCAGGCGTGAGCGGAATTGCTTTTGTATTAGTCTTCATTGCTGCACATTCTCCTGCAGAGTGCTATGTCTAAATAGCATGATGTCGTTGAGATTACAGTGTTTTCTTATTGGGCATAAAAGCTAAGTCAGCCCAATGAGATGAACCATCAGCACGGGGCATTGCCGCGCTACCAAAAACCTCTTCAGGGTTACCATGAAATTGTTCTTGTTGAACGGGCGAAGAAGATCTAGAGACAGACACCGCAGATCCTGCTAATGGTTGACCCATTCGATCTCCGTTAGCCAACTGACTAGCTAAAGTGGTTGAGGCAGTATCTGCTAAAATATCAGCCATCATTGGATTGCCACCAGACTCAATTCGAATTGCTTCTTTCAAAGCATTAGTCTGCATACGACCATTTTGGCCTTGAACAGGCGTATCTAAACGTGGATCAAATTGTGGTTTTCGTCGACCATTCACAGCACGTTGTTCAACGGTTGGGCCGCGTGGTGCAGTACCAGTAGAGGGCGCTGCAATCGTTTGAATATTGCCTAATGCTTCACCAAGAATCTCAATAAAGAGTTCACGCATGATTGATTTCAATTGTTCACGTGAAGCCTTCATTTGCCCTTACCTAAATTTTTCATTGCAAGTTTTCGCATCAAATCACCAACTCGATCAAACATCAGAACACCGTCTAGATGATCAATTTCATGTTGAACAACACGAGCCTTAAATCCTTCACATCTCATTTGATGTTGAACGCCATTGATATCACTGTACACAACATCTACAACGTCTGAACGTTTAACTTGTAACACCATGCCAGGTAATGACAAACAACCTTCTCTGTCTGTTTCAGTACTAGAAGAGCCCCAGGTGACACTAGGATTTATTAGAACCTGCAGCTGGTTAGACTCTTCTCCACCCGACGGATCAATAATCACGACCCTTCGTGGGACCCCGATTTGAGGTGCTGCAATACCAACACCATCAAATCGATACATGACATCAATCATCTTGTTGACCAACACAGTCAACTCTTCGTCAAATAACGTAATAGGATCACAAATTGACCTAAGAACAGTTGACGGATATTTGACAACGTCGAACACTGCGTATCATCCCACGCCAGACCAACCAGTAAACCCATTAGGAACGCTACCGCTAAATAACGTACCTGACAATTGAGGCATCGAACCAGCTTCAATCGTAGTCAAACCAGCAAATAATGACAATGGAGTCAAAGTCGTATCACCCGCCAAGAAAAGCGTCTTGATTCTGACCTCGAGCGTCAATGTCTGTTGACCAAGAATCAGGTAATGATTACCAACAGTCGTCTTCAATCCGTTCTCTGTAAAAGCCACGCGTAATTTGTTAGCCGCACTATCGTGATTCGTAATCGTAATGAAACGAGTTACTTTTGGAAATTCAATCTTCAGCGCAGTTCCAGTGGCGCCAACAATAGGTGCTTGTGATGATGTCACCCATGGAAGAGCAGACGATTGAAATTCACTTGATGCTCCAAAACCTGATCTAGGATTGTCAAAAGGCATTTATCACCTTACCTTGTATGACAAAATATCGTTCAGTACGCGATCGATCCTGTCAGTTCTGTTAAAAAATTGTTTGAGCTCATGAGCTTCCAAAATCTTTCCTTCTGGAATCATAAATGCACCAGGCGTGGAAGGTTCACTAACCATATCCCAACAAATCAATTGAAAATCATCCTGGACTACGTAGTAATCCTGTTGTTTTCGAGTTGAGCCGACGCCTCTTGAAGAGATCCCAAGCTTGATGCCAGACTCCACCAACCCGGCGAGAATAGCTCCAGAAGGAGTCTTGTTCAAGACTTCGATGGTGCCAATCACCGTGCCATTTTCAATGTAGGCTTCTCTGATGACATGCGAAACATTTTTCAGATTGACTACAGAAGAATCTGGGTGATCAAGTTCACCAACAGCACGATTCTCAATGATGAACTTTTGATAGTTGCGAACCTCACGCTCTAGCACTGCTAAGGGATAGATTCTTCCATTTTGATTCAACGTATCTGCCTTCTGAAGGATTCCTTTCATGAAGACTTTTTTGGTCGCAGGCGCAACCTCGACCGTGTTTCCTTGTGCATCTTCTTTGATGACAGCAGGAACCTCCTCAGTCGTGATCTTGTAATCAAAGACGTCATACGTCTCCAGGCGCCTTAGTTTAGCTGCATCAATCATGACTCCTCCGAAGTGAGCTCTGCGCTGAGTTTAGTGTATAACATGAACCGAGTCACTGCATCATCATCAACGACTTTGAGATCTTCAGTTTGCAATTGTTGCAAAGCGTCCTTGAGCTTATTGTTGACATATTCATTTTCAGGATTCTTTTGACTGAATTCAGAGATCTCCTTGATCAATCGATCTTTGACCTCAAACAATTTCAACTTGATCGATCCTGGGTCATCATTCGCTGTCGAGAATGCGTATGCACGAATTAAGCTTTTTTGTTCATCTGAGAGCACGCCGGCGTACTTCTCATTGAGTTTTTTCATCATGACTTTCATCAACAATCGTGCAGTGCCTGGCGATTCTGATGAAATTGTTGAATCGGGCGCAATGGCCTTTTCAGTCACGAGCCAATTAACCAATTGATCTTCGTATTGTGCCTGTCGGCCAAGATCACGATCTACATCGCGCCAATCATTCAATAGAGTCTGAATGGTCGCCAGAATTTTGTACTCATTGACCTGTTGATCATAGAAATTCTCATCATTGATCGACTTATTGATGGTGCTGATCAGAATGGATTTTTCTTTGTCAAGCTGCCTGACATCCAGTGCTCGAGCTGCTTGTTTTGCCTCCTGTACAATAGAGGCAGCAACTGACTCATTGGAAACAGTTGTTCGAACAAGAGAATTGATCAACCGGAATTCTTTATAGAGTTGAGTTCCCGGTTTGTAATGTCTCTTTACGATACGCAATGCAGCAGATGATCGACGTTGATCGTCATCTACGAGTGCTTTCGAAATGGTCTGAACGAGAAATTCATAGAGAAGTCCAACATTTCTCTTTTTATTGTGCACTCGACTGGTCATTCGTCCTCACCTTCGCTGACGTCTTCAACATTAAGTAATTCGTCATCGAGTAGACTAGCATCAGGTTGTGATCGTCTTTCGTGTAAATCAATCTCGAGCACGTCATCACCTTCATCAATCTCATTTTGAACATCAACACTTTCGTTGATGACATTATGTTCTGGCCGGGTGATATTAAGTGCAGATGACATTCGACGAAGCGTAGATGCAACATCTACCGGTAAACGACCTAACTTGATGGGTGTCTGATTATTGGTTGATTCTCCGAATGGATTACTGATGACAGACTTGATCCAGTCATTGTCATACGGGTCTTCCATCGCGTGATTATTATTGCCTGTCATCTTGACGAAGTCAGGCATGTGTGTCTTGCTGGCGCCATGTGTTCGGCGGCGGCCTCTATTATAGAGAGCATGCTGTAATTGAGACTGAACTTTGATGGGTTTATCGTGCAAACCCTGCAATTTTAGTGCAAATGATTCATCATCATCTTTATCTTCGCCGCCAGTCAATAGTTCAGTGCCCGGATCTTCTTCCTCAGGCGGTTCTTCACCAGCATTTTCTTCAGGTGGAGGCGCCTCTCCTGCGTCATCTCCGCCAAGATCAGCCATCCCTCCACCGGCGTCTCCCCCGAAGAGATCGTCTCCTCCTGCGGCATCCCCTCCTGCAGCTTCATCACCAACAGATGCTTCAATGGTCGCGTCAACCAATTTTTCTTTCAAACGCTCATTGTCCAGACCTTCAATCTGTTCATCATTGAGTCCCCAAATTTCCTTACGAAGGAAACGCTTGCTAGCAGTTCCTTCAGGTGCTGAACCAGCAATCTCAAATTTGGCGCGCCAAAGCTCAAGTTTTTGTTGTTGTGCGACCGTAGAAGGATTGCTAAGACGAAGGGTGAAATTTTGCAAATCTTCACCATCAAAACCGTGAGCATAGAGATGAATGATAGCTAACTTATTCAACTCAGCAATGATCGTCTTTTGAATGACAGCGATAGTACGACTGAATCGAATGTCTTCTTGAGCAAGAGTTGCCTTACTACTAAGCATTTCATCGTAGCCTAAGTAAGCTCGAGGAATCTTCAAGGCCGCAAACAACTTCTTCTGAATATACGCAACGTCTTCAACCGCCGCAGTATTCTGTCCGCCTTGCAACGTATCGATTTTCGTACCAGACTCTCCTCCTCTAACTGGGATGAAATAGTCTTCTTCCACCGACATCGGATTGTAACGAAGGTCGACTCTTCCTGTATTTCGATCTACAACCGGCGCAGTGCGCATGGCTTGACGTTGTTGCTCGATGTAATTGGGTACATCTGTTGCTGGAACGTTAGCAACATCGATATAAAAGACACGCCGCTCTGGGGCGCGGACGACTCGATAAACTAACATCGCGTCTTCGATGAGAATTAATTGGCGCCAAATTCGACGTGCTGGTTCAATAATTGAAGAACCATATGGCAAGAACATGTCATTGCCCAAAAGCCGAAAGTGTGTGACTTCCCAATTCTCCAACGTTCGATTGCCAAGTGTTACCCAGCGATAACGAACGGCGAACGGATCTTCACGATCATAATTTTCTTCACGTTCAATTTCATTGACTGGGATCGGAAAAGCATTGATAACGCCATACTCAGGCGAGACGTCATTGTAGAGAAAGAAATCACCGTACTTACAGAGATTGCGCGCCCAAGAACGCATCTGAAATTCAACGTTCAAAACGTTATAAAACAGGTCTTCAAGAACTTCGCGAATTTTCTCGTTGTCACTATAGACATGGAGAACACGCCCTTTTTCATCTTGTGCACAGGTTTCATCAGCATATATGTCCATCGCTGCGGCGATCTCAGGCGTATATTCCATTTCTTGAAAATCTTGATATCTCATCAAGCGTTCAGAAAGGTTATACGCATTGCTAGTGATCGTAGCATATGTTGGGGACAATGACTTCTGAAACAGAAGTGTACCAGAAGATCTGGTCTTGTCAGCAATTGCGATCGTCGTGTCGAGCGCTCTGATCTTTCGTTTGACGACCGGTCCAGATCGAAAAAGTCGCGTCAGTCGTCGAAAAAGGCTCTTAGTGTCGTTTTTTGCCATGTTTTACGCCCCTCCATTCAGTTGGGGCTTTGCATACTGTACACCCTTATGGGCTTTCAGCTCGATTTCACTGCCTTGAGACTGACCTTCTTAGGTTGTTTCTTCGGCACCGGTACGTATGAACCAGGCGAACTGACCATATTTTCAAGATTCTTTTGAATCTCTGCCAGATGAGGAGTCAGAGCATTGATCGCTGCGGGTGGAGCTTTTTCTTTAAAAGTCTCGACAGCTGCAAGTAACTTGCTAGCAACACCGACAACAGAGTTGATGCTCTTGTGATCAACGGTTTCAAGGAGTTCTTCCTTGATTAGTTCCTGCAATTTTTGAAGGCTGATGGTGTGCTTGGCCATGATAATTCCTTGTTCCTAACTATTCTGTTCAACGCAGGAGCCAAGAGAAGTCAGACGTATCTCTTGACATTGGACTTTGAGGTGCAACCTGCGATGCCTCACGGGGACGATAAACACTATTCGCATTCATTCCCTTGATGTTTGGATTGACGAGAGGTTGGGCTTCATTGATGCCTCCTAAAACTTGAGCATCACGTCTATGAACTCGAGTGGCTTCAAGCATGGCATAGGCCATGGCTTTACCTTGTTCACTAACACCTTCTCCTCCTTCGACCAACCAACAACCAATGGCCATGCTCATGATCAAGTCGTCAAAACTATCTTTGCTAGCCATCGGCTTGTTGCCATTCCAAACGAATGACTGGAGCTGATCATAGAATCTTCGAGAATAAGACTTCAACGTCTTGTTTCGAATCAGTTCTTCGAGTTTTGCAAGAATCTGAACACGTGTTTTTTGATTGGTGTTGAATCCAGGCAATTCTGCAGAGTCAATCGGGATGTAATTGAAGGGATCGCCTTTATTCTTGTCAAAGTACAGTTTCTTGTAATTCAACGAGTCACGCAATTTGGTATTGACAAAGTAGCCAAAAGAATTGTTTTCTGCAACAATTAAGGCATCATTGTACTTACGACCCCACTCGTCTAGCATGTCAGCTAGCTTTTCAGGAGGAACCTTACCCATGTATTCTGCAGCTACTTCGCAATCAATTGTGTCGATGATGTGAAAAGTAGAAAAGTCATGAGCATCGCCTCGAGAGACGTCAGCAGAAATAACGTACGTATGATCAATGACCGGGGGTGACCAAATCCACACGTTACGATCATGTCCGGCTTTTTCAATAGGATCTTGAATCTGAGCACGTAACTCTTCAAGATCGTTAGGTTGCAAGAACGTATCACCAGAAGATATGAAGTCACACAAGTATTCCTGCGCTACTTTTCTCCTGGGCAATGATCTAGTTTCTTCGTCAAACCATGCCTGATCATGTTCTGGATGTTTATGCCACGGAATTCGAATTGGATTGAATTTGTTTTGACCAGCTTCCGCTGCAGTCCATAAAGCGTAGTATTGTCCACCCACACCATTTGGTGTGGAAAGAATAATCGCGCTACCACCGGTAGAAAATGTTGGAGCCAATCCGGTCCAAATCGTATCGAAATCACGAATGAAGGCTGCTTCGTCGATGATTAGAAGTGACAAAGCCTCTGAACGACCAGCGTCTGCGGAGGTTGGAATAGCTGTGACTTGAGAGCCATTGCTAAAACTGATCGACTGCTTGGTAGGTTCAAACTTAGGAAGCAACAACCATGGCGGCAAATTTTCTAAA